TATCATCTTTCGTCTTCCCATCAAAGGTAGTAGGGCTGTATTTCTTCCAAAGATCTTCAATAAGTTCAACAGGTTTCTTAAAACCACGACCAATGGCCGTTGCCACTGATGAGGCACCGATGATAATCTTGGGAACACCAATAGGTTTAATCGTTCGTTCATGACCAAGAAGGTAAGGATAAACACGACCGCACGCGATACAATCTGCGAGTGAATTATGAGCGTTCTCAAAGTCTTCACCAAATATTTCTTTGTAGAGAATACCCAACTTGATAGGTTTGAGGAAACGCTCCCTGTACATCTCGAGAGTACACCGGAAGGTCAAGTGATCAATGTTAGATAAAACCATGTCGTTACGAACCATCTCCGAACGAAGAACATTCAAGTCAAACTTTGCATTGTGAGCAATCATCAGAGACGTTCTTGAACCTACGAACCTCATGAATTCGTTAAAGACTTCTACGAAGTGTTGACCATCCTTCTCAGCAACTTCTTGTGTGATACCATGGATATCAATAGAACCCTGACTGATCTGAAACCCATCGGGACGGATAATCTTATCAAATGTATCAATCAGTCGACCACGAGAAGAGAAACGAGCAGCTGATAGAGATACTGCACGACACGTGTCATATTGTTTGACAGTATCATAGGTGACGGGACGACGACCGACCGGTAAACCTGAAGTTTCGAAATCGAAGGCAATGTACTGCATTATTTTTAATTATACTTAAAACTTTATATCACTTAGGTTATAAGTAGATGTGTTTCAATTGGAAAATATTCAATAACCAGTTGGGATATCATGAACTACATGAGATCAATGATCGATTAAATTCAAACTTTGGGACCGTCAGATGTAATAAATGTTGGAGATCATTTACATCAGTGGTGTCTATGTCAGAACATTCCTGTACTAACGTGATTCAAGGACTTTCACCGGTTTCGAGTTCTGGGAGTCTGGATTCTTTTTCATCCGAATCCTAGAAGGTGGAGGTGGCTTCTTGATAGAAGGTCGCTTCTTTCTTTGGGGTCTTGGTGTCATCGGTTTTGGCTTCGGTGTCATGGGGGTTGGTGAGTGTATAACCGTACGCAATTTATGTGTTAATAATATACTGGGAAAACGATCGCGTCCCAATATTGTCTTAGTGACCGGGATACAAGAACGATACATTTATAGTATATCAATATTAATATTAATCTGTAGACATATCTTCTAAAATTCCGAGTATTTCTTGTGAAGTTTTAAATGCCGACTGTGACGCACGGACATTCCACTTCGCAATCATGATTAGATTACTGTTTATACGTTTACACTCTGTGATTTTCTTGTTCAATAATTGGATCTCATCCCGATGTTTATCAACTACGTGTTCATGAGGTTGTACAGGGTTAGTAGACGTTTGTCGCCAATGACGTTTCGCAACACTATAAACACGAGTAGGAGTGTAACCAAGAGTGATCATGTATTTATAATTGGTGTAGTATCTTTAATGTTTATCTCTCACCGACCATCGACCACCAAGAAGAGCCGAACGACGTTCCCAATCTGTAACTTCTAAAGTTTTGATGGGTGGGGTCACCAGAACACCCTCATTCATAACGAGACAATTATAGTTACCAGTAAAACATAAATATTCGATATCATACATGGAAGCCAATTGAACAAATGGTGTCATATCCATCTCCGCTTCGAGGAGAGTCTTATAACGGAGAGCGTCTTCGAAATTTCTAAAAGCTACAATACTGTCATGGGAAACACCATCCTCATCATACTCCTTAACAGAATAGATTCCTGTATCTCCATCACGTATGAATGCTAAGATGTGAAAAATTCTAGTGTCTTCTACTTGTTCAATAGGTTGACATTTTGTATTATCGATTTTATATTGTGCCCGAACACATCTAGGGTTCCTTCTTCTTGTGGGTAAGCATGTGAATAACATTGGAGACTTGATGGCAAACATTACTTTGTGTATTAAAATTGATAGACTTAGGTATGCCTTTCGGTAATCATATATTCTGGGTACATCTCACGCATCATTCTTTTTTGTCGAAGATAAATGTTTCTTTTCTCATCGGGACACATTGCCTCCGTGACAAAATCAATAACCTTTTCATCATGTCTAACATCTACTTGAATCATGTATCCAGAACTAATAATTGGGTACACTTCAATACTCGGGAACAATATATTCTCCCTGAGAGCCATTGTTTGTATGTGGCGTCCGAGGACAGCAAAACGATTTCTAGCAATAATAATTGCGGACATTTCCTACGATCCAAACGAGACTCAAGATTGCCGTGGCGTTTTTGAAAGTCTCCTTAGGGCGGTTCATTAATTGGATTTTTCTATATTTTTTAATTTACTTAGGTTAAGCAAATGACTTTGTGGTCCCTTCCTCCTTTCGCTTCTCACGACAAGCGTCGTTCTTCTCCTTCTTAGCCTCAGCCTTACCGGGGTTCGCCTTCGCCTTGTTATCTTGTTTGATTTTCTTCTTTTCAGAATCAGTCAATTTATCTTTCTTCGTTTTATCAATCGCCATATATTTACATATCATTTAAATTCTATAAGCCTATTTTCTTTTTTATGATGGTAGAAGCTTTTGAAATTTTATTTTGAATGTTGTTTGTGAGATTGTATCCAGTTATATTCTTGAATACTTCTTTGTTGCCGTTTACAGCCGCTGCACGAGCTTTACTTGCAGAAGGTGAAGCATTGGGTCGCTTCAACGCATGTCTATTGAATTTTAAAAATCTGAAAGTATTTTTACGATTTTCACCTACAACCATAACTGATCGATCATTAAAATTCTCCACAATCTTGGCGAGAGATCGTTCTGTAGACGACGATAAAACTGTTAATTCTGGAAACCACCTCTTCAAAATTCGTATTTTATCTGATACTGGTAAGGGGTTCGTTCTATTACCATAAGAATGTGATACAATTACCAATGGTATCTTATTCATTTTCTTGGCTTTGCTGATAACCTCTTCAATCATCATCTTGTGTCCCAGATGTGGTGGATTAAATCGACCGTATGTGAATACGACATCCATTTATATAGACCGAGATTTTATTCACTATCTCGGTCTAAGGGTATTCATTCTTTGAGCAGTCTTGCCCATAGCCAACGTCTTACCAACGTTGTTTGCCTCTCGTATAACTTGATTGGCTGTTTTGTTTTTGTTGTCGTAATTCCCGATGAGACCTTTTATCACGTAATTGGGAAGATTCTTCTTCTTTAAATTTACAATTAATTTATTACGTGTGTTAAGAGACAATTTCACCCTTTTCGCAGAGGGTTGACTCATAATGTTTTTTCTAGAGACACTTCCCGGACTAGATCCTGTAACACTCGTAGGGTTGCTAGCGTTTCCCATAGGAACATTTCCTCCGTTGTTACGATTTGGGGTTTTAGGTTTTTTAGGACTCGTAGAATTACGACTCACACTTGTAGCTCTTCCAAAATTCATACTCATAATCCCATTACTGTTACCACCACCCTCTTTGCGATTTATTCTCGCCCCTTTTACAGGGGGTGTCTGCGACTGTGGAGATGTTCTCACACGTTTGTTCCCAGATGATTCAGTTTGATTTCCATTAATGTTTTCGGGTGCATTTCTAACTAGAGTTGGTGCAGGTCGGACAGTTTGGATCTGATCAATCATTTTACCATAAACTTTTGATACCTGTTGGGTAGATGTGGCCATCCAAAGATTGGGTGATACACCACTTCTAGAACACAAAAATATAAAGTTGTTCGCGAGCATAGCGTCACCAGTTGCTAAACAATAGTGATACTTGTTGTTAGTGTTACCCTTGATGTAAGAAACCACCGTCAAAGCTTGTAAAAAATCACCCAAAAACTTAGCTACCTTATCACCGGTAGATCCATCTTTCGCTTTAGCTTTTGATACACTAGATGCAAAACGGTACTCACCACTATTATTTTTGATTTTGTACGCGTAACCACGTTTTGTAGTTGTATTTCTATTGTCATTATTTACTCGTGCTGCATCAGTGTAATAAGCTCCAATAGTTGTCCCACCATTATCGTGATTTATAGTGAAGTTGGGTTGTTTGTAATTCCATGTCAATCTAGAACGAATGTCTTTGTTATTTAAACCAAGCATGAAATATTTACTGTCTTCCTTAGCACTTTCAATAAGCATATTTTTACCGGGGTCCATGAGATTTGCCACAGATACAAGAGGATACATGATCTTACCCTCAGTACCATTTGGAAGTGTGTACTTGGTTCGTTGTATATCAAGGGTTACGGTAGCTTTCTCATCTTCTTGATCAACACTCAAGAACATATTATGACCCGGAGTTAGAATACTTGGGGTAACTTGATCCTTACGAATAGTTACGTCCCTCTCCAAAAATCCGGGATAAATAGAAGGTAAATTATTTTTAACAGCTAATTCAGCTTTACCACCACTCTCAGCTATAAACGCATTTACAAGCTTTATATAGTCTGTCTCCTTAGCTTTGAGTTCTTTACCAAATAGTATATAAACTGGTGATTTTTGGATTTTCTTTACCATTTTAGTTTTTTTCTTGTCTTTTTCAGTGGGTGCAGGTACTTTGACGGACACCTGTATACTTTCTTTACAGAATGTTTTAAACGTCATATTCTTTTTTATAGTTGTATCATGTAACATATCCAAGTACATTAGATACGCAAGGTTCATCATATCATCACCTTTCATATTGAATGACATCTGTGGTGTAGAACCTCTGTATAGATTTTTGGAAAATAGATCTATATGTACAGCTATTCTCTGTTTGGCTTCCTCTTTAGTTTTTCCACCAAATAGATCTACAGTATATTGATTATTAGCAGTCTCATCGTACATAGAAATCAAAAATTGTTGTAAATCTTTATCATTCGTTACCTGACTAATCAATATTTTCAACAATGGTATTAATGTACCTTTACCTATTGGTAAAACATTTATACGTGCAATATTGACAACAGCCGCTTCCGGTGATCGCTTACGTTTTTCCCCCACAGTCTTTGGCCCCACAGTTTGTGGCTTCGCCCGTCTAGCCGCAGCTGCCGCTGCATTTCTACCCTGATTATTAGCGAGAGTCTGTATAGGGTTAACTTGTCTTTGAGGTCGGGTACTCATATGTAATATAGCCTGATATTTTTTTTGTCTAGTCATAGTAAGTATGGCAAACCCTTTTATGTACAGGGAAAATGCGTTTCGCTCTAACGCCAACATGGTAAACCGAAACAATAGTGGTAATGTCATCATGATCTACCCCCATCTAGACCAACAAGTCAATTACCAAAGGTGAACCGGAGTAATGTTAGTAGAATGTATAAAAATTTGGTAGCCTTCCAACAAAGACGGCGTTAATCAAAACTAACAAGTTTAACACCCCTTTGTAATGTGATTTCTGTTACTACCTGCACCGTTCGTGCTGTTTGAAGAAAAGCAAATATAAAGTATATCACAATAGACACCCCTGCGGTGATACCGGTAAATAACCAACCAAAATTGTCTACGCTATTGCAATAAAGTTATATTTTAATGGTTTAATAAGAACGTTACTTATTGTGTGTACAAATATACATATCTCTTCCTCATCCATAAGCTGTATAGCTATGAGAATTCTAAAGCATAATATAACTGTCATGATTGATAAAAGTGTGGAGCACCATGTGACAGCACCATAAATGTATTTATATACGTCACTCCCAAAATTAAGGTTGTGTGTCATAAGAAACATACTAAGTGAAGCGGCACAGAACAGGGTTGCAACAACTGCGAGATTTCCTAATATGAAAGTTATATCAGACTGTAACTGTTTACCATCCTTTTTAGTCTGCCATGCAGACCTAATATAATCACCATTGAATATATCACGTAATGCTGAGATTAACGATTGGTTCTTACCCAATTGGATATGATACATATTTAAATATACTATCTTACTTTTAAATCCTAATCAATCATCATTGACATATTCCTCCTCAACTTCTTCGTCAGCATCAGCATCAGCCTCAACATCCATCTCCCCATCTTCACCCGGATCATCATCTTCATCCACTTCTTCTTCAACAATTTCATCCTTGATCAACTCTTCCGGGTCAGGTTCAACAACAACAACAACAACCTTTTTCTTTTTTGGTTTTGAAGCACTTGGTCTATTAAAAACAGAATCAATACATTTCTGAAATGCAACAAGTCTTGATGGTATTTTTCTATATGATGCTTCAATCTTTTTTATTAATTTTTCTGAAAAACCAAGAGACCTATACACTTTGATGATACTTTTTTGTGGTGGATGTTTATTATATTTGAAATATTTTTCATAAAGATCAACCATTCCAGTATTTAATTTAACTCTTACTATTCCAGATTTAAGAATAGTTATCATCAAATATACACGATCGTAAAATTGAACATCCGGTTCTTCTTGTGTGATAGGTTTTACATATTTGGGTAATACCGGTAACTTCCTATCCTTAAAAGGTAAACCATATGATTTATAATTTTGTTCCAATAGTTGAAGATACCTCTCTTGATGATATACGGGCCTTACCGGTTGTACACGTAGATCATGTATAGGTGGATATATAGTATCATATAAACTATCACCTGGTTTGAGAGAACATGTATTCGCCTCAACTTTACACCTCAACTGTGGTCGTTTGAACACTGACATCTACAATCTGAGAGGAGTCTCTTAACTTAGGTTGGAAAATTTCTAGTTCTGATTTTAAAAGTTCTTGAGCCTGACGAGTTTTAAGTACATTGAATGGTCCCCAGATTTCAACAACCTTTCTCTTATGATCGTACCATAAATAGTCAACACCGAGCATACGGGTCAACCAATAATAACGCTTACCACCTTTACCTACGAAGGAGAACATAAAGTCTTCATCATATTCGGCAACGTTGAGTTCAGTGTAATGAGACACGGGAGGATTATAGGGAGCCATTATTCAATATACTAATCATACGATCTATTTGTTTATGTATGTTTACCCAACTGAACCTCTTAAATACTTTTTCGCGAGTATTCACAACAAACTTTCCCTTGTAACAATAATCCAGAGCATCCGCGACAGCCATGGCGTCAACAATCACCCGCTCTCCAGATAATTCATTTCCACCTGTATATAGATGTGTGACACCCGATTTTATATAAATTGCATCGTCACCCATTGTATCCCGGAATGTTGGGATATCAGTTAGGATCTGTGGCTTGTTGAAATATGCATGCTCTATAGAAGAGAGACCAAAACCCTCGGACACACAAGTGTTAATACCAACATCACATTCAGAATAAAGTTTGTTTATGTCACCCTTTGTTAATTTTTGTGGACGAGTATTTAATATGAAATGTTGAGTGTAATCCATATAATTAAGACCTCGTTTAAACAATTCAACGTATACATGTTCTTCGATTTTACAATGTTGATCACAATCAGTTGTTCCACAAGCTATATATAATTTGATAGATGGGTCATACGCATGTCTCGATAAGAATTCCACAAACCCACTTAATGTAGCCGCCCAATTCTTACGAACAGAATTACGATTCATATTCAAAACGGTAAACGACGAGTCAGTATCCACGACATATGGTTTCAATTCATCAAAGTTTACACCATGTTCTAAAACAGAAACCTTAGATGCGTCAAACTTAAGATCATCGATGAGATATCTAGTCCAACACTCTAAAAAGGTGAACCAGTGATATACACGATCCTTCAACTCATTGAACATTAATATATCTGACCATCGTTGGCAAAGGTCGATATACACACTAACCTTGTGGGTCGGATCTAAAGTTTTAATATAGTTATAGACTATTCCAATATTTGCATAAATGAAAATATGATCGGGTTGTTCATCATCAACCTTCGATCTAAATGTATCACATCCAAAACTATTTGGATCCCCTATAGGTGAAAGTTTAATCCGGGGATCTATGAATACGTTGGGTAATTCTTTTTCTTTATTATAATTAATTGTATACATAACAACTTCAACATCTTTCGATGCTAGATAATTAGCTACTCTTTGGATGACCTTTGAGTACCCCAGTGTCATCCTTGGATCCGCTGATACGATCAAGAGCTTCATGCTCAAGTCGCTTTTCATATAACTGTTCAGCAATCCTTAAATGTTTTGAGGTATACACTTCCTTCTTGTTTTTCTTATCATTCTTCGTCACACGCTTCTTCGGTTGAAAATCCATTACTCTTCTTCTTCATCTTCATCGAATTCTTCGTCACTTAGGGAGATAGATCCACAACTACCCTCTTCATCGGATGGGTCATAGTCAGAATCACTTTCCGAAATTTCTTCGTAACCGAAACGTGTACGGACGAATAAACCAGTCTTCTCGAGATCATCGGTATCGTAATACCCAGACACACTTTCCTTGGGAACATCTTCAACTTCTTCATTGAAGATGTATATACCACCATGATTTTTCGTCAACAGTTGAACTTGTATTGTGGGACCCATATCTTCTACGATACGAGCCAGTGACACGATATTATCCGTCAATACAATATCAACCAATTGATTTCTCATCTATGAAGATTAGTTATTATTTTCTTAAACTATTTTAACTATGCATGTTCTAAAGGATCGTGATATAAAAGAGAATGATGCTGTCATGTTTGACATTGATGATACGTTAATATTCACGAATGGACAAATAAATGAACCCATCTTGGAATTATTACATTATTCTAAATCTCTAGGCTACAAAATTGTCATCATCACAGCACGCCCTCATCTCCAACCAGTTGTAAAATATACCATAAACCAATTGAAACGTACCAATATACCTTACGACGTTTTGGGTTTCTCACCTGCGATACAGAAGGGTTATATGAAACAACAGATGGGGTATAATTTCATACTGTCAGTAGGTGACATGCCGACGGATCTCACAGATACATTATATGGTCTAAAAGTCTAACACTTCCAATTTGTTCCACAATTGAGACAACTCACAAAGACTGTCATGGGTTCATCAGCAGATCTTGTTTGCATCTGAAAGTATGTCGTCTTGATAGATTTACAACGCCCACATTTGAAGAATCCATCCTGATTCTTCAATTCCTTGGAATGGTATTCCTTTCGAATATCTCTATAAACTAATTCTTCTAATGTCTTGGCATATGGACCATCCGGCAAGAGTTCCTTGGGACTGTATTCGATAAATTGAAACGTCTTCACTTTACCATTTATCAGGTTTTCTCGATTATCAGGACATCTCTGAATACTATTTTTTAGTTCCACAAATTTATGTTTATATCGATCACGAAACCGACGATTCTCCCACGTCGGGACGTCATCAAACTGTTTAGAACGACGCACACTCCAGTTGAATATACAACGTTCTAAGTTTATACATATCGTATTATCATCAGGAAGGTTGAGAAGTCTAGAAAATTCACGTGTGACATAGGATTCCATTATACTATCAGATGTGAATTGTTTTAACTTAGGTTACGCAAGTGGCAAACCTTCGACTGGGAATGCCATTCTGTCGCACCCCTTAGATTCAGGGGAACAAACGTTGAACACACCTGACACACGCCTGGAGTTTCTAGTGGGTACGTACGCATCATCCAGGGCACGGGTATATTTTTCATAGTACATCACTCGTACAATGATCAGAACGATAATGAGGAGTATGGCGAGGCGATACATCTTGATACTACACAACATTTTTGTCTTTGAGAATAGCAGGGATGACAACAAAAGTTGTGATACTTCATGAAAAATTGGGCGACATAGAAGAAATTGAACTAGACTTGGCACCTCACGTAAATGAGGCACACTTACTACTCATGCGACACCCGACATTTATAGGTCAGTGGTCTGAGATTGACGTTGTTGTTATGAAAAGTGAGGTAGGTACTGTACATAACGAAAACACGTTACCGGAACCCTTCGACTACGAAGATGTTCTCGGTCCAATTTTACTTGTCCGGATGGATGAAAATTCCGAACCTCAGGATTTTACACTCGATGAATATATATTATTTACTTCGAAGGAATGAATGCGTCACAGTTCAACACTGCATTCGCATACTTCATGGTAAGTTGAAAATGTACATAGGCCCAATCCGCAACATTATCCATACTGGGGTTTCCCGATAGAGGACTATTATTGACAACCGAAATAACATCAACCTTTTTACCATTCGTAATTTTAGTCATGGCTTCCCCGACTTCCTTCAACCACATGACATGCTTTTCATCGTTACAATCGAAACTTCTCACGAAATGAGACATTTATATTATATGGGATTCTTTTCTATAAGTAACCTTGCACTTGGGTCTGTGATGTTCGTCCACCGGGGTCTCCAAATCTCCGAAATGAGATGATCATTTTCCTTTCCATACATTCGCCAGAAAATAGATCGGTACAGTGACTCTTCTTTCGTCAATGGTATGTTATGACCATTCGACTTAGTTACAATATCATGATATGTTTTCGAATCAATTTCATTTTCGGCGTATTTTTTAACACTGTCGACCCAGTTCGCACCGACTGCATCACTCATACCATCCTTCTGTCGCCATAGAATTTCATGAGGTAAATACCCTTCAAATGCTTCACGTAATATACGCTTTTCCATGCGATCAATTTTCTCATTTTGGTTAATAGTCATACAAGCTTCTATGAATTCTTTATCGAGGAATGGTACCACGAGGTCAAGACCATGAGCACCGGCACAACGATCGGCTCGTAAACCATCGAATTGGTGAATCAAACGAAGACGTCTCATATTTTCACACGCAAACTCTTCAACATTTGGAGCATTATGAAAGTATAAATACCCACCCAGAATTTCATCACTCCCTTCACCCGAAAAGATATATCTACACGACGTGTGTTTCTTAATGTATTTACATAAAAGCCACATTGGTGTGCTCGCACGAACCGTCGTCGTATCATATGATTCGAGAGAATGAATAACATCGTTTAGATGTGATATACCTTCCTCAGGCGTAAAAATTACTTCTGTATGTTCCGTATCCAAATAGTCCGCAACTTTTCGTGCTGCAGTCAAGTCTGGACTATTCGGTAACCCGATAGAAAATGTTTTGATTTTTCCCATGATATTGGTAGCGATTGCTGCAATGAGACTACTATCCAAACCACCGGAAAGAAGGAAGCCGACGTCGCGATCGGTATTATTAATTCGTTGTTGAACCGCGTATTCCAACGTCTGCCTCAAAAGTGTCTTTGAATCATTATTTAGGTATTTATTAATATCCCAATATCCACTGTGGTAACAAATGAAATCATTCACATGGGAATCAAATAAATGACCGGGTGGGAAAATATTGATTTCAGCATTCATGAATAAAAGAGCTTTAGCCTCACTCGCAAATGCGATCGAGTCATGACTGTACCTACAATAGAATAGAGGTCTCACACCAACAGGATCTCTCGCAGCAAGAAGACGTTTACCATCTGTGTAAATAAATGCAAAATCACCCGATATGAGTTTGAGTGTATTTACGATACCAACATCTTTTATCAATGGCATGAGTACCTCACAATCACTTTTTCCCTTTTCCAACCCCGTTCTAAATTCACGATGATTGTATATTTCACCATTACACACCAACATAGACTTATTATCTACAAACGGTTGCATACCCGTCGGTGAAAGATCATTTATGGCGAGACGGTAAAAGTCCATTCGGCACTTTCCTATCGTCTTGGTGTCGTAATCATCAGGACCACGATGTGATAGAAGATACGAAGAAACATCAACATCTTCACCAAATAGTGCAAAGATGCCACACATGAATACACCTATTACTTTATTTTTAAGCTAAATTCGAGAATGTCTCTATAGGATACATCATCAACTACCGCATCCATCTCCTGCCCAGACATATCTATAGACTCTACATTACCAGCATCGATCGTGTTAAATCGTAACACGTTATAAAAAGATACATTCGAACGAGATGCGATTAGATCAATCGTATTGAAATCGTATGTATCTATTTCTAAATATTGCTTCACCTGTTCCGGTGTTCGTTCCCTGATATTCACAATTTCAAGTTTTCGCTTTTGTTTTGACATGTCAAACGATGGCCATACACCATGCCTTGACCTGAATGATGCTATATAATTTACACAGTCAAGAGCCTTTTCTTTGTCAGAGAAACAAATAAGTCTCGGTTTAGAGCTGGGATCCACAAGACTCAGGTATGACCCGTTTACATTTAATTTTACAAAGTGGAACTGCATTTATTTAATATAAGGAAAAAACTTTAACTAATATATATGAACTTCCCAAAAACACCTGGTCAGTGTAAATATATGCTCGCCCTCAGGTCACCCAAACCTATCGTCATTGGGACAGGGCCTGCAGGTTCAGGGAAGACAATGCTTGCGTGTCAAGTTGCTCTCGATCATGTCACAAAATATCAACGTCCAAAAATTGTATTGACTCGACCTATCGTAGCAGCTGATGAAGATATGGGGTATCTTCCGGGGGATATGGATCAGAAGATGGAACCTTGGACAAAACCAATGTTTGATATTTTTGAACAATACTTTTCATACAATCAGATCGAAAGGTTTGTAAAGATAGAACCACTTGGATACATGCGTGGTAGAACGTTCAGTGATACACTCATCATCGCCGATGAGATGCAAAATGCTACACCCAATCAGATGAAAATGCTTTTAACAAGAGTCGGTGAAGGTACCAAACTCATAGTGACCGGTGACTTGGAACAATCCGATCTCGGTCCTGATAATGGTCTCAGAGATCTCATCTACAAGATGCAGTGCCAAGACCTCTACTATATCACACATGTAGAAATGGAAGATGAAGATATCGTTCGACACCCAGCGGTTAAAGAAGTATTGGGTATCTTAAACAATTAATGTGGTTCTCCGAACACCTACAAACATTAGAGGAACCCGTACCTGATCAGAAAGTTTGGTGTCAACATCCAGATAAACTAACTGTATTGTTCATTGAAGGTGATCGAAAACCATTGACAAAGTTTAACTTATGGAACATCGCTCACGTCTATGGTGGTACCGACGTTGGACTTCATATCATTTGTTCACCAAGGAATCTGAAAGATATGAAAGATTGGACCAAAGGATGGACCAATGTAACAATTACATGGGATTCTCTTCATTCAATTGATGGGTATAATACATTCTCATGTTCATCAGAATTCTATACACGTTTTACATCTACACATTTGTTATTGATGCAATGGGACTCCTATATTTTTAAACCCGTTGATGATCATTTATTTGAGTATGACTATGTTGGAGCACCGTGGAGAGAAGCTGTTATTGATACTAACTGTTCATGGAAAAAACCCGAAGACGTCGGTGACATGCCACATGCTCGTGTAGGTAATGGTGGATTTTCGTTACGAAAAGTTATTCCATGTTACCAATACTGTATTGAGAATAGTGACAAAAATAAAAAACTTGATGATGTCTTTTTCTCTTTTGATACTAGTTTTAACATTCCATCGAAGGAAGTTGCATATGATTTTGCTGTCGAAACTAAACTGCGAGATGTTGAGCCACCAAAGTCACCCGTGGGTATCCATAAAATATGGAGTTATCCGGGAGAATTTGGGGAAGAAGATTTTAAACGATGGCATCGAGATAGTAATCAATGTGTAAATCGGGACGACCATTGAAATTTGGAAAATCTAAATCCTTTATAGGAAATGGTTCTGTTTCTGGCTCAATCATATTAACAAGGTCGCGTCGAACGTATGTTACTTCGAACACCTTTGGGAAATTATTATCAATCCATGGGATCAACGGATAATTGTTGCCATGGACATGAATACATACAAAATGCTTGTTGAGATACCCAAATACCTCATCAATTATTTTATCATACTTCAGAAGATTATCTTCTAGATGAAACTCTACGACAATTTGTGAAAAGTTTGTCAAATACTTTGAAACCGGTAACGATACCCATTCCGCACCCTCGACGTCTATTTGTGCCATTAAATTTTTATTGTTGGTATGACCATTTTTCTCGATATGAGCATCAATCGTATCGAGATTCTTTTCCTTTATATTTGACACACCCTCCTTAAAAAAATTAATATATGAAGGCTTGTCGGTAATAGCATCAATCGTGTGATCGTATACATAACATGGTTTTTTATATTTTTCATAAAATGCTTTTTCAAAATAAATTTCATCATTTGAACCATAACTATATAAAGCGTCATACTCTACGGAAGTATCTGCCACTACATATCCACCGTCATTCATATTTCCGATACGAATTTTTTTTAAATCTGTTCGATACGGTTTCATGTATTGTTTCAACCGTTTACATATGTCAACATATTTAACAACTGGATTCATTATATTATAATTATGGTTAAAGGCTTTAAGTGATTAAAAATAAAATGATTATAGATGCTTTTCCTTTTCATAATGAAGTTGATCTTATTAAAAAGCGACTCACTTATTTATCACCGGTTATAGATAAATTTGTTATTGTCGAGTCAACATATACACACCGAGGAGAACCAAAAGAACTTTATTTTGAAAAAAATAAAGAAGTTTTCGAAGAATGGTCAGATAAAATTATACATGTCATACTTGATGTTGTCCCACCAGATTCGAATCCATGGACCATGGAACATATGCAACGTAACCATATTTTAAAAGGTCTCACTGACATCCCAGATGATGCGATTGTTATGATTTCAGACGCTGACGAGGTTCCTAAGATTGAACTACTCAAACAAATTCCTGATCTAACCAACCCAATATCCTTACATATGATAACGTTTAATTATTCTATTGACTATTACCAAACTTTCGAGAAATGGTTCGGGACAGTTATATCAACGAAGAAGAATGTAGTCGAAAAAACACCTCAATACTTTAGGGATAATCGTTGGAAGTTTTCATACGTTGAATATAGTGGGTGGCACTTTTCCTCGTTTGGTGATGAAAAGTTCTTGGCGAACAAATTAAGAAGTTGTGCAGAATGTTATGATGATGGATTCGATGAAAATATGGCTGGGAAATATTTAAATGAAAAATTATCCCATAACGGAAAATTTAAATTAACACCTTCACCCCCCGAACTATTACACGGTGTTCCGGAAGTATTTAAATAAAATATCAGGATACTACAAGATATGTCTCGATACGAAGAGATTTACAGCACCGCCAAGGGCATTATGAGTGGGAGTGTCGATATCGAGTTGCCAGCCATCTCCGTGTTTGTTATATTATTACTGTCCCTCATGTATATGGTCACCACATCGATCAGTATTGATGTCTATTCTAAATGTAGTGATGTCAAGGGTAAAAAAATGTATGACAGACTTTTCAAATATATGTCGCATAGCCTCGTCGCCGCACTCACCATACCATTGACCCTCGTTCTCACGAAGATGTTCAATAATGATACCGGTGCGTTCATGATGCTCTACGGTATTATGGGTCTCATCGTCTCAATGGTGGCCGTTGATCTTACACGGAAGTGTAATGTGAACGATAAACTCAAGGTGATGTGGTCTCGTTTCTCATTGGGACTTCATACGATTGTGTTACTGATCGGTCTATTTTTATCGGCTCGGAAAGTAACATGAAGGAGGTAGTCATGTCCATCTGGGTGATCTTGCTCTACGTGATTCGTAGAGCAGGTACACTGTCTGTAGATGAAAAGGTATATATATTAGAACTTGCCGGATACATCACTAGAAGAGCGGAACAAGTGGATGGATCGACTCTGTTAAGAGAAGTGACGCAATACCTATCATCGCCAAACGACCATTTACTAGCTCCGTCTCAGGCTTCCAGAAACTCTTTACGTACCCTTCACCCTTAGAATTCGCCGCTGTTCCGAGAAACGCCAAACTGGTAACAGCGACAGAAAGACCAACATTGTCATGAAATTGGCTTACCCGTCATCACTTATAGCGGAAGTCTAACACTAGAGGCAACTGCATTATACTTTCTTTCGCTCCTTCTCTTTTAAGTATATGACGTGTAACATGTAGAGGTTCACAATCAGACCAAGGATCGTCACGACAGTTGTACTATCCATTCCTGTTCTGTACTGATAAGAAAGCCATAAAAGTCCAGCGAGTAAACTGAGTGTCGCATATTGTTTCGTGACCCGAACCTTCTTGGTCTCTATAATCTCTACAAGGTTATCCCATATTTGGTAAATACCAATGAGTAACGCGATGAACGCATCGAGTTCCATCTTGCTTTATATAAATATTTTTTTATAATAAATGGAAACCATACTTTCAAAATTCACAGGGAAAATTAATGTTAAGAGTATCGAAAAGTGCTACAATGAAATCAGGGAGAAGTATCTGGAAGATGGTATTCAGAAGTCTGACCTCGCTCCGATCGTTACCATGTTGATGATCGAAACCTCAAAGTTCAAGAAGCTCAAGGGTTCTGAGAAACGTGAACTTGTCATTGACATCATCGATAAGATCATCGAGGAAATTGAACCAGGCGACGAGGATACAGAATTCGAGATGGTTCTCAAAACATTGGTCCCCTCTATGATTGACAGTTTCGCGGTTGTACTAAAGGCTAATAAGGCTTTGTGTTGTTTATAATGAAAGGATGAAGTTCCCTTCACTTGAAAAAATGGTCGAATATGGCATATATACTGTGAAAGATCTCGTTCTTTTTTCACAAAATAGACTCGTCCCGAGAAACACCAAAGTCTATTCTGACTGTTCAGAATGTCACTATGTATCAATCGATCCTTCATGTCCCAGGTCACATTAAAAAAAATATAAATGTATATTAAATGTCTAACGTTATTTTACCGTTGGTTCTTTTAGGATCGATGGGTAGCTCCGCGGCGGGTATCGCCTACGGTATTAAAACAGACTGGGAATTTTTGGGAGGTAAGAAGGAAGAAGAAGTTTATGTAGCACCAGTAGCTGATATAGGGGGTGGCGGTGAGACGGGGTCATTGGTGATTGAAAATTTCGTCATCGGTGGTGACACTGATGATATGACTCTACTCGGGGAAGTGGTTGAGGATGCTGCTGATACTACTCCTGCTATCAGTACTATATCTGTAGGACATACGGTACCCGATGACGATGACGAGAATATTGTATTTGGGTTATCCGCTATGCCAGTGAACTGTCCGGACATGGGGGAAGATGGTCAATCGGCTTTATCGGGTTTCGCGATGAATGATGATGGAAAGTATGATTATTCATGTAAAACTCTCGAAAATCCAGGACCACTAGCTTTTGGTAAGGTTGGTGGCTATACCAGTCATAGAGGTGAACTAGGTGACTTACACGGAACAAGTGCTGTATGTAAGTCTAACCAGGCACTATTGGGTTTCGTTCTTGACTCTAATAAATCCGGTACTAAGGCAGGGTATAGGTTTGACTGTATCGATCTAAAAGGCCCAGCGAAGGTGAGAACTGCCTTGACAGCGTATACACCTTATACTTCCAACACGGCGACACAGATAGACAGTTTTAAGGCATTGAAACCAAAATGTGGTGAGGATGAACTCTTACAGGGATTCGCCCTTGAAAAGAGTGGTAACAACATGCGATACATCTACCGGTGTGTCACCCCTGGTTACGAGGCGGATTAATTACCAGGCCAAGTGCCGACTCTAAACTATTTTGATTTCGCTGAAGTGGTTTCGATCGCTTCAGCACTAAACCATCATTTGTATTTTTTATTTCATTCATCTTTTTAGCGTTTGAAATAAATGGTACCGTATTATTCTTCATTGGTTCAGTGATTACTTTGTTCGGCATAATAGCATCAATCACGGCATTCTCTCTAAACTCTTCGATCGTCATGTCACCACCAAATACTTTCAGGGAGAAACGATTTGGGGCTCTCTTTATAGATTCTAATTTACCACTCAATCTTTTACGCATCAATGTAATATTTCCACATATGATACTTCCCTTATTGACACCATATTTATCAAGTGCGTAGGACTTCATACAACTCCAGGAACAGAAGTTACCCAGTGTTGTAAATCTTTTCCGACGATCGTCGTAACTGTACGGAAGCTGTAACGATTCCGTCTCAAATGGATGACAGCACCACCAACACCACATCTTTATATATTAAAAAAATATACCCTTTAAATAGGATGAATAATAATCAGAACAATGGTTCGACCATCATTCTGTTACTCATCATCATGATGATCAGTTCGTCAATCTCATCAGTTGGTGCTGTACTAGGATTCAATATACTATCCTATGTTAAACCCAGCTCAAATGTGAAGTCGTATATCAGGACACAAGATGATCGTCTCACACAACTCGGGAACGAAGTTGGAATCGATGGAAACGCTCTGAAAGACGAGATCGTCGATGAGACTAAAAGGGCATGTCTTGTACCTATGGGTGCGGATGGTAAATGCCCAAAGGGTATGCAACGCATGTCTAATGGGTGCTGCGAGTTTATAGATCCTCGAGCTCAGACGTCGTTGGATATGTTAGCTAAGATGGCACCCGATCTGGCGATAGGTATCATAGGTGGAGTACTGGCTGAATATGTTATACTAGCTGGTGTTAATACAGGTACTTATTTACTTCGGGGTACGAACACAATGGGGGCGAAATTGGGTGCAGGTGCGAGAGCAGGTACGGGTGCAGGTGCAGGTGCGAGAGCAGGTGCAGGTGTAGGAGCAGGTGCGAGAGCAGGTGCAGGTGTAGGAGCAGGTGCGAGAGCAGGTGCAGGTGTAGGAGCAGGTGCGAGAGCAGGTGCAAATGTAGGAGCTAAAATGGGTGCGAGTGCGGGTGCCAAAATTGCTACTCAATTCGGTACTCGTCTCGCGTGGGCAACGGCATGTGGTCCCATATGTATAGCAGTCACGGTAGCTACTGCGGTATTTACAATCGCTTTAGATTTAACCGATCCATTTGGATATAACAATTTTACTGCAAATGAAACTATAAGGCGTAAAAGAAACGCAGTGGATGTAATGCTTCAGAAATCGATGATAGAATCGAAGCAGTCATACCCAATGACATTCCCACTCACTGTTGCGTTTCCAGATTTCAATAAAGAATTAGAAGAAAAAATATTCATAGAATTTTTACCAGATGCATTAGAACTTATGCCAAAGGATTTGATGATTCAATTTTTCACTTCCATGTTAAAAGGTGAACCGTCAACGGATAAAGATGTTTTAGATGCATTTGGTGTAGCCATGGATACAGCATTAGCTAACATAGCGAAAAGAGATGATATAATGTATGAATTCTATGCGGGTAAGGGTAAAAAAAGTGAAATAGAGAGGGTACCTTTTATGTCTACAAAAACTCGAATCGGTGTAACACTTTCAAAGAAAGGTGTGGATAAATACAATGAACGTATGAAAGATAAACATTTATTATACTCAAACCCCCATCGAAGTCCACCCAAAGACAAACCAGATGATTACACACCATTCGTCGCGATGTATACAGATACATACAGGGAAATTAACGTTTCCAATCCCGGAAGTGAAAACAATCCAAATGTCGTCGAGAAAAAAATTGAAAGACCGATATGCTTGGCCATGCCATATGGTATGCTCATCGCAGATTGTGAATATGGATTTCGATCGACGAAGCATAGTCAACGTTTGAATCCCGCTACCTATGGTGTAAAGTTCAACTATGCGAGAGGTGATTGTGATTTTACGAATGATTATTGTAAACGTTTGGGTTTGGATTTCAAGGGAAACGAATGTAAACTTCGCCCTGGTCAAGAAGTAGCTGAACTCATACTTGGTAAGACTATCACTCGTGTCTACGTAGAAGACTGGGACAATAGGATAGAAGCCTGGAAATCTGGGGACCCAGCGAGTATAACACTCGCGACCGTTTCGTTACTGGCACCGGTAATAGCACCATGGATCGCCAAGGGTATAGCTGCCATTAAGGATACGTACGGTCGTGGTGTAGGAACACCCATGGTTTGTGGTCCAGATAAGGAGAGGAAGGGTGAACTTTGTTACCCAAAGTGTCGCACAGGACCCGGTGGTAAAACAATCTATGAATCAAGGGCCCTCGAATGTGAAGGGACTTGTCCAACTGGAACCACCAATACAGGGTTTACATGCTTACAATCTACTAGTAACCGTTCTCACTTGGCATGGACACATAGGAAGCATTGTTATAGCAAATACGATGGCAAGGGTTATTTAAGTCGGGGTGCTTCTACCTGTAACGCACCATGTATGGAAGGGTATAAACGACGCTCAAGTGCCTTAGGTTCCGCATTCTGTGATAAACCAAGGAATCGTTACTCGAGAGCTGGTGATGCGAAGGTACCAGATAAATGCCCCGAAGGTAAAGTCAGAGATGCATCACTCTGTTACAAACCATGCAAACCCGGCTATAGAGGAAATGGACCTACTTGTAAAAAGTCAGAAGAAAGTAAACAGAAGAATCCATACAAAGTGTGATTTATTTTTCTCAGTACATTGTAAATGGCTGCTGCTGCTGCTAGAGTCGGTGGTGATGTCGTTATGAACCTGAAATCATTAAGAGGTCTCGGCGACACATCCACATTCTTTAAAAATATGGATAATGTACCCGTCGATGCTCTTAGGGGTATATCAAAGTCTGACATGACAGATTTACTTAAGGGTTTCGATGATGTTCAATTGGCCAAGATCGGAAAGAAACTCGACCCGAAATATGTTGAGGGGATGAACCCAGCGTTGGCTGCAAAGCTTAAACCACCGACGTTGATTTCGAAGAGTATAGACGGTGTTAAGTTACTTTCCACTAACACAGTAAATGGTGTGAAAAGGTTGAGAACTAAAATGGGTGGTAACATATCGGCATTCAAGAAGAAAGTTGGTTGGAGTTCTAAAAAGGCAGACGATGCTACAGAGGCGATGAAGAAGGGAAATAAAAAAAGCCTTGAGGATGCTGCAGATGAGGTAGCTGAAGCTGCACCAAGTGCTGCCAAGGAAGGCGATGCTACTGTCCGGGGTTCAAAAGAAGGGAGAGAAGGTCTCATGAAAACCGGTCTCTACGTGACGGGTGGTGTATTATTAGCGATGATGATGTATGATACACTCAACCCCTTCGAAGCAATACATAAAGCTGTCAAAGAAACGGGGCAGGTTGTCCGAGGTCTCAAAGAGGTTGCCGAGGAAAGTGCGGAGGTTGTCCTAGAAGTCGCGGGTGCGGCAGGTGGGGCGGCAGGGGGTCTCTTCAAGGGTGGTTTTAATTTGATTTCTTTCATTACCAACAACTCTGGGTTGTCATCCTCATCCTCAATACTCTGCCTCATTCTCATTTTCGCAGCGGTGATGATGAGTTTCCTAGGTGGAAATAAGAAATAAACATTTAAAGAAATATCAATCCTTTATACCAATGATCCTTAGTATCGATGTTGGTATAAAGAATCTTGCGATGTGTTTACTCGATGAAGATCGTGAAAATCTCGTAGTACAGTGGGATGTGTCAGGTGTACCACCCCAACACGCAGATGGTGTATATGTATCCCTTCGGAAACACCTTGATGAAAAACCATGGGTACTTGATGCGAAGACGATTTTGATTGAAAAACAACCCGATCGTAACAAGAAGATGGTGTCGGTCATGCACTTTCTCCATGCCTACTTCATCATCAAGTGTCCAGAAGCCGAAACAATGTTATATGATGCTCGTCACAAGATCCCAGATGTTGCCGGTCCCGGTAAGGCACAATATAATAAACGAAAGAAGGTTTCGATCGAAAGGTGTGAAGCTTTTATTCGTCAAGATGAAGTGAATGCTCACTGGCTCGATACATTTATAAAGTCAAAGAAGAAAGATGATCTCGCAGATACTGTGATGCAAGCACTCTCATTTGTCAATAGAATTGAAATTAAACCAGCTACAAAACAAAAGAAGACCACAAAATTAGTTGCTCGACGTCCCAATGAAAATCAAAAGAGAACTAAATATTCGAAATCAAATTTAGCATGGATTTATATAAATGATAAAAAACATATGACAACAAAAAGATTTGAGAAAGACCTTAATAGATATTATAAAAATGTAGACGACCTCGTTAAAGATATGAAGTAAAGTATATATAAATGAGTCTCGCCATTCGCATGTGTGCCCCCGTCAACAAACCCAACTTGGACAAGGTTATCAAGAATAACAGACGTCTCAAGTCTGTGTTTCATTCCCAGAAGCCCTTAAGGAACAAACATCGTATAGCACTCGATGAGTTGGATTCATTCTTGGAACTCGTTGATGAAGCCATTGATGCTTTGAATGACAGCCAGCTTGAAATTGAAAAGTCTCAAGAAAAATTATATAAACTTTATGATTTTTGTGGTGAGGTTCCAATGGATGATAAATGTAAATATTAAAGATTTGAACGGATAAATATGTATAATGCAAAAGGTCCTCGATCATGGATTCGTTCGTCTCGTGGATCACATGCCTCAGAAAGAATTGGATTCATCGATCGTCCAATCCGCAAGAGTCTCCTACGGTGACGGTACCAAAACCTCTCGTGGAGATCGTGGTCTCATTCGTTACCTCCTACGCCATTGGCACACAACCCCTTTTGAAATGGTCGACTTCAAGTTTCACATCAAAATGCCACTCTACATCGCCAGACAACACCTTCGACATCGAACTGCCAGTGTAAATGAACTTTCTGCTCGGTACTCGGTGGTACCCAAGGAATATTACGAACCTACTACCTACCGTGGTCAGTCCGAAGTGAATCACCAGGGTTCAGAGGGTATCGTAGAATTCAAGGGTAACCTAGATGAAAAAGTGGCTCAACAATTAAGTCAATCATTCGACGTCTATGAAGAACTTCTTGAAAATGGGTGCTGTCGAGAACAAGCTCGTGGCACTCTACCACAGTCGACGTATACCGAATTTTACTGGAAAATTAACCTTCATAACCTTCTCCATTACCTTCACCTCCGTATGGATGCCCATGCCCAACAGGAAATTAGAGATTATGCGACGGCCATTTTCAACTTGGTGAAACCATTGGTCCCCATCACGATGGAAGCATTTATGGATTTTAGGGTTAATGCCATACAACTCACTGGACCAGAGATTGAGGCAATTGCGAATGGTACAGAGATCGCATCACCCGGTGAGCGTCGCGAGTTTCAGGAAAAGATAAAACGTTTAAAAATAAAATCATCAGAATAAGTACCTATGATTACAAATGCGTCTGCTATAATGACAACCCAAACACTCTTTAATTTTGAGCTGAACCGTCGCCCCGATTTAGCCCGTAAATATGGGTATTTTAAGGTGATTGAACCTAAAACTACCACACATAATGATGAAAAACGACTCAGCTACATTGAATTCGAAATGTCGCGCCGACCCCGTGCAGCATTCAGAATGAAAAGGTATAAAAAATAAATATTCCTTAATAATAAATGCTTGCCATAACAAACACTTTCACCGTATTCGCCGCCGATAAAAAGAACAAGGGGTTCAAGAGATTGAGTAAGAAGATCCAAAAGGAACGTGACACTGATGTGGACAAGATCAAAGAGAAGGTCTCTGATATTTTCCGTGATGAACAGCGTCGTATGAAGGGGTATTTTGATGAACATAATAAGTTGGTCAAAAAGAATGACGCTCCCAAAAAGAGGGGGAAAAAGTCTATCGACTTTTACGAAAAGTAAACCATAAGGTACATAGAACAAAAAACATCGCTAGAGGTGGATTGTCCCCAAACTTCTCAGCCAGTAGAGCACACACCACGCTGTACTGGACGAGCCTAACTTCTTGTTGTGTTTTAACCATAGTACGTTTCATAGACCCCCTAGACTTTTGAAGACCCGTGACAGCCGTACTTATTTTACCTATCGTCCCAGGGATCTCTGTCGTCTTCATGAATATATCACCAACATCCACGGATTCTATAATCTGTTGTTGGATGAGAGGTTCTAAGTACGTGAAATAGTTAAATTCTGGATCCAGTTTGAGACATATACCCTCTATGGTGGAGAAGGCTTTGGCGAGATACACGAAACTACTTGGTACGACGAATGGTTTTTCCATCGCGAGTTGTACCGAGAGGTCATCGTTCACAATCCCAGAACCATCCAAGGTCTCTAAGTATCCCAGTATGGTTTCAAAAAATAATTCAATATCGAAAACATCTGAAGATGTTGGAACGATCACACCCAATTTGACAAGTGTATCGACTATACCAGCTGTGTCTCGGGTGACTATAAATCCAAAGAGGGTCTTAAACCCATCTCTCAGTTCTTCGGAGAGTGGTACGAGTAATCCAAAATCATAAAAGACAAGTTTACCTTTGGACGAAAATCCCAAATTACCCGGATGTGGGTCAGCATGGAAGATACCATTGTCCATTGTTTGTATGATGTATGAGTTGATCAGGGCTTCACATATCTTCTTCTTATTCACTTTGGGGTCTGTGATTTCAGTTAACTTGACCGAAGGTACATATTCCATGACAATCATCTCATCGGTAGAATACTTTTTATACACTCTCGGAACCTTCACCCAATCAACATCTTTCATACTTTTTCGAAACTTTATAGCATTATCAATCTCTTGATTATAATCAGCTTCTCCCAAAAGATATTCTATGGACTCATCAAGTACTGAACCTGAACTGTTACCGGTATCAAAACCAACACGTTCTAAGAAATTTACGATATCCCGTATAGTGTCTGTATCTTCCCTCATGATATCCAGAATTCCTGGACGTTTTATTTTTACAACAACCTTTTGACCGTTATGGAGTACAGCCATATGGACTTGACCAATACTCGCGGATTTAAATGGTACAGGGTCAAATTCTTTGAAAATCTCATAATCTATGACGGTCTCGAATTCTACGGGTGGGACATCATCTTGAAGTGATTCTAATTCTTTTGTAAATTCTGGAGGATAGAGGTCTCCCCTCGTCGAAGCGATCTGGCCTAATTTTACAAATGTTGGTCCGAGTTCGAGAAGTTCCCCCTTCGTCCATTGACCAAGCTCTCTTTTGTTTTGTACAGTGGCATTCTTCCATAGAAACTTACCTGCAAACTTCCATGTTTTCAACTTTCTACTAGGAAGTTTGATTGGTACGTGTTGAGCAACACATAACATTCTACTTTCTACTGATATTTTATATCTATTCTAATAATAGAATGAAGATTCATATCGTCGGTGCAGGCCCTACGGGTATGTCCATCGCGTGGGAACTGAAAAAGTTTACAGACCATGAAGTGTTCGTCTACGACAAAAAACTTTCAGCAGGTGGTTCGTGGTGGGAACCATCTGTTGATACAAGAGATATGCACGCACATCGTATTGTATTTGATCGTGCATTTATCAACACAAAAAGTTTATTCAAGGAAATGGATATCAAGTGGGATGATATATTTGAAAAAGCTGTAACCGATAATGCCGATATCATTCGTGAACATCTTTCTTCGAAGGACTACATGACTCTCGCATCGTTGGCCATCAAGGTTTTATCGATGCCATGGAAATATAAAAAGATGTCACTCAAAGATGCTGTCGGAGAACTATCTGAAAAGGGACAAAAACTTTTAGAAGCTGTTACACTCATCATAGATGGTGTGACTTGGGATGTCATGACAGCATATGAATTCGTCAAAAGTTTTGATCATGTTGGACTTTCTTCTCCATACACACAAAAAGTTTCTGGTAAAGTGATGTGTGATGCCATGCAGCAAGCACTCATAGATAAGGGTGTCAACTTTCAATTTGGGTCAGAACTTAAAGATGTCATCTACTTGGATAATGGTTTTGCTGCACAATTCAAAAGTGGATTGCTTGTCAAGGAAGGACTTCTCATCCTATGTGTTGACAACAGTCCAGCAGTTCAACTCATTAAAAATAATTGGGGAGAAGATGCCACAGAGAAGATTGGTCCGAGTACGTATGGTGCCATCAACATTATATTGGAATACCATGAAGAAATGGATATACCAAGTGATCTTCAATATGTATTGGATACTGAACTTCGTCTTCAACCTGTTGTTCTTCCAGATAAGAAGACAATCTCTTGTGTCATTTGTAATCTCACGGAAGAAGTTGTTCAGATGGATCAAGAAAAGTTAATTGAAAAGGTGATCGAACAACTTGGATTGGTACAACCAAAAGAAATCCGGATCGGATGGGGTGCATCATGGGAAGGGACACAATGGATATTTGATCAATCGTCAGGAGTATTAAATCCTAATGGACAACTTCCATTCTTTGGAAAATCTAAAAAGGTTGCCATGTGTGGTATGATGTCCCCAAGAAAAACACCTTATTCAAGTATCGAAGCAGCCATCGAAGTTGGTCGATCCTTCTGTCATCAACAATTTGGAACTCGTCGTCCATACGAACCGTTCATGATCACACATGTATTCATATTACTTATAGTTTTACTTATCCTATTGGTATATAGAAGAAGACGATGAAGTTCGTAGCAACAATCCATGAACCCATGTACGACTTCAATGATAAAAAATATATTCGATTCATCATTCCCCACAAAGTCGTAGAAATTGTTGAACGTATGCATACATCGAAGAGACATCTCATTCTCAATCAACGTGTTGATGATCCACTCGATGGTAAAGTTCTCACTGTGAAGGTTCCATTCCGGTATAGGAGAGTGATGTGCGAAGTCAGGGGACGTCCGGTGCAGTCTCTTATAAAGGAAGATGAAGTTGATGTTGTCATCGACTTTAAGGGTGTATGGAATGTGGGAAATTATTCAGGCTTCTCTTGGGTACTCGCATCCTGTTCACCTTCCTCTGGTTGAACATTCGGATCTTGAGGAAGTTCGATCGTCGTCAGACCACCTTTCTTGAAACCTTCAAAGGTTGAAAGCATACCTTGAAGTCTGAAAACTTCTTGAGTCAGTTGTTCGATGTTAGTCAACAGTAGGCATTTACTCATTTAAAGTTTGTCCCCTTTAAATAAGTAATTCATGACAGTCCTCACGAGGACCGGACTTATCTTGGAGAGTCCAACACCGGAAATTAAAAAAGAACTAACGGTAAGGCCACTCGTCAATAACGAATATGGATTTCCTCCACCGCCTTTCAAGGTTTACAGAACAGCTAAGAGTGGAATCTGTGTTCCAAGATTCTACGGAACTGGTACCATTGAAGAACCAACGCAGGATAAACGTCCAGCCCCCACCAGGACCAATATCAAGTTCACTGGAAAACTCAGGGATGCCACACACCAGAATGAAGCACACGCAGCAGCAATTAAAGCAGGTCACGGTGTACTTTCTTTACCATGCGGCTATGGGAAGACGACGGTATCCCTGGCCATAGCATGTACTCTTGGATATAGAACTATGATCGTCGTACATAAACAATTTTTGGCGGATCAGTGGAGAGAACGCATTAAACAGTTTTGTCCCGGAGCAACAATTGGTGTCGTTCAACAGAATAAAAAAGAAGTTGACTGTGACTTTGTGATTGCAATGCTCCAGTCTCTGTCACTCAAGGAATATTCATTTGGTGATTTTGATAGTATCGGTACAGTCATCGTGGATGAAGCTCATCATATTTGTGCGAAGGTTTTCAGTCAGAGTCTCTTCAAGATGTGTCCTCGTCATATATTTGGTCTGTCCGCGACACCTATTCGCAAAGATGGTCTAAGTAAAGTACTTCATTGGTTTATGGGTCCAACTTTTTTTGCGGTCGAACGTGAGAATCAAGGACAGGTTGAAGTTTTTTCAGTTCAATATGAGTGTCCGATGTTTAGGAATCCACCACCGTGTACACGTAATGGACAACTCTCACTCGTGAACATGATTACGGAATTGGTCGAACATAGAGATCGTAACAAGATGCTTGTCAATTTAGTAAAGAAAGCTTCCTCCGGTACCAGACAACTTTTAGTACTCAGTGATCGTCGACAACATTGTGAATTTCTTCATAAATGTTTCCCAACAAGTTCAGGTCTCTATATGGGTGGAATGAAAGAAGCTGATCTAGAAGCATCCTCAAAGAAGAAAATCATATTCGCGACGTTCAGTCAAGCCCACGAAGGTTTGGACATTCCAACATTGGACACTGTCATCTTAGCTACACCCAAGTCCGACATTCAACAATCTATAGGACGTGTTATGCGAGAGACGCCAGGGAAGAATAATAATCCACACATCTACGATATTGTCGATCAGTGGTCGATATTGTTTGCGATGTATAAGAAACGACTACGGGTCTACAAACAAGGTGGATTTAGGATTGACGCAGTTGAAGACAAGGAAGAAGTGAACCCATTTCAGGGTAAGTGTCTATTTTTATAATCTACACATCTAATAGATATGTCTGGTGCACTCGTTCAACTCGTTTCGAAAGGTGCTCAAGATGTCTATTACATGAGTGGTGAAGGAACATCACTCTTCACTTCCAAATATACCAGACATACAAACTTTGCCCAGGCTCCTAAATTAATTAAAGAGTATTCATTGGCTGAAGATGCGTGTGTCATCCCAATGAATGGTGATTTACTCACCGGATTATGGTTTGAGGGTACGAATCTAGTTGAAGGATTCCAAGGATCTATAATTGATTTATACATCGGTGGACAGAAAGTTGATTCCCAACCATTTGATTTTATCAGTGACGTCTATCAAAATTATTTAGCAGACACATACACCAAGTCCCAGGAGATTAACAACAAGTGTTCAGTCACCAACACAAACTTTTTCCCATTGACATTCTTTTTCAATAGCAAGACTTCATACATTCCCATGGTAGCTCTCCAATATCATCAAGTCGAAGTTCGTGTGAACTTCAAGAAGAACCTTGACGTACCATTCTCTGCTAAGTTATACGGTAACTATGTATATCTCGATGCACCAGAAAGAAAACGGTTCACTTCGACAAAATTAGATTTCATCATCACTCAAACACAAACACTCAAGCAGAAACTTACCCCAGGGTACAACGATTATGATATCTCACATTTCAATCACCCAGTCAAGTCACTTTTCTTTGGCATACCCACAAAATCGAGTAACGTGATAGAGGATCGCTTCACCTTTGATTCAGCCGATATTTTATTAAATGGTACACACCTTCTCGAAGGTATGACACCGACATATTTCCATAACGTACAGAATTACTTTCATTCCGACTTTGGTGTATCAGCGTTCAATGAACTCTACAATACACCATTCTATACACGATATTATGCCTATCACTTCTGTACAAACGCATCTGATTATAAGTCTACTGGGTCATGTAATTTCAGTAGATTGGATAATGTTCATATACAAATTCGTGATGCTCTCGTCGGTGAAGGACGAACGGGTGAAGATATTCGAATTTATGCAGTGAATTATAACGTGTTGCGGATCCAGGAGGGAATGGCTGGAATTTTATTCGGAAACTAATGTAGTAAGCCATGGTCGGTAAAACACCTCAAGTTCGAGAAATCGTTTATAACGTTCTTGACGATAATGGCGATCGTACAGTAATTGCAAAGGGTGCCACAACGATTGATGTTGGCGATACAACATCACTATTCACGAGAACATCAGCTCTTGAAGGTCTCACATCAAACAATGTTTCAAATATATCCGTACTACAGAGTACCCTAACCAATGTAGAAAATTTTCTATCACCAGCCACCCTTAATGGTATTACATATGATAGCTCAATTTCACTTCTGAAATCTGATTTTTTATCAAATGTCGGACGAATCGACACGCTCGAAGATGTACACTTCTCTAATAGTCTTATGATTTCTAACAACTTCTCGAATATATCAGACTTACAGGATGATCTAACTGTAAATGTCACTCGTATCGATATTCTAGTTACTGGTCAAGAATCTAATGCTCTGGTTATTAATGGAACATTTTCCAATGTTTCAGACTTACAGTCTAATGTTTTATCAAACTTTTCCAATATATCACAGTTACAATTAGATCTCGCACCATCACTCGAGGCACTGACACGGGGGCAGCTTCTACAGGACGATGTAGCGGATCTAAAAAGCCGTATAACAACTACAAGTAACATCACAATAGGTGGAGAATCGGGGGCGGGAGATGTTGGAACTCAATCCACTATTGTCGGTATACAATCCGGGCGTAATATTGGGGACTATTCCATAGCACTTGGTTTTAACTCTCAAAATTTTGGGACGAAAGCAGAGGGGGATGCTACTCAACGTTCCATCGTTATTAATGCTACCGCTTTGGGATTAAATGCCCCTCGAGCCGATACGCTTGTCATTTCACCCGTACAAACGGATGATAGTAACACAATTAATATCATGGGATACAATAATTTAACTAAGGAACTCGTACAATCTACACTCCTACGAGGTATCGATGGGAATGTCCATGCGACGACGAATATCAGTGTTAACAATGATACCATCCTATTCGAAACAAATGGTAATGGATCATTTGGTGGAAACACTGAAATTGCCGGGACCCTCGAAGTCGGTGGTTCTTCTTCGTTCACGGGTGCGATACAGATGGCGAGTACTCTCGAAATCGGTGACACATCATCCTTCGGTGGGGACATAACCGTTGACGCGAATGTATCAGTGTATGGAGAAAGTTTTATAGTGAATAATAATGTCATACTCCGCAATGATGGTACGGGATCTTTTTCCGGTGACATTGATATCCTTGGGAAACTCGAAGTCGGTGGTTCTTCTTCGTTCACTGGTGCGATGCAGATGGCGAGTACTCTCGAAGTCAGTGACACATCATCCTTCGGTGGGGACATAACCGTTGACGCGAATGTATTTGTACATGGGGAAAGTTTCGTGATGTACAGTGATCCATCAACATCACAGGTCATACTTCACAACAATGGTAATTCCAGCTTTTCAGGTAATATGGAAATTCATGATATCAACTGTCGAAATACACTTGATGGGTTTAATTCGTTTCGGATGATTGATGTTTCGACTACTAAGGCATCCATCAACAAGCTTGGTGAATCTTCTTTCCTTGGTAAAATGCAAATCAATGATGAACTCGTCGTACAAGGACATTCTTCGTTCGTAAATACTATGAATGTTGGTGGCACGTCATCATTTGGTGGTGTCATGTCAGTAAATAGTACATCTTCCTTTATTGATGATGTAACTCTTGGTACGGGAGCGGACCTGATTATGAATAGTACAAATTTCAAAATGATTGACAGTGGTATTCAAAAAGTCCTTATTGGTAACAATGGTAATGCCAGCTTTTCAGGTAATATGGAAATTGCTGATATCAACTGTCGAAATACACTTGATGGGTTTAATTTGTTTCGGATGATTGATGATAGTCCTCCGAATGACACAACTAAGGCATCCATCAACAAGCTTGGTGAATCTTATTTTGCTGGTGCGATGGAAATCGATAATGCATTAAATGTTGACGGTATCACAACAATAAAAACTGACGGGAATGATCGTATAAGATTAACCCCCGGTACTACTGCTACTAACTCTAAAATAGAAGTATTAGGGGACATTACTGGTTTCATCAATACTTTCGGTGTTATCAATCAGAAATATAAACTTTCAAATGATGGTAATGGGACGTTTACTGGTACAGTGACAGCCCAAGACGTATCAGCTACGACTGGGACTTTCACTGGGGGAATAACAGGGGATCTTGACGGGGATGTCGAAGGGAATGTTACTGGACAAGTTAGTAGTATATCCAATCACGATACTGATGACCTGTCCGTGGGTACTAGTAATAAGTATTTCACAAACGCTCTTGCACGGGCTGCCATTAGTGCCGGTACCGGTGTATCCGTTAGTACCGCTGGTGCAATATCAATAGGGCAGGTTGTAGCAACGACCAGTTCTGTTACATTTGCAGATGTTACGGCGACAACTTTTACTGGACAAGTTAGTAGTATATCCAATCACGATACTGATGACCTGTCCGAGGGTACTAGTAATAAGTATTTCACAAACGCTCGTGCACGGGATGCCATTAGTGCCGGTACCGGTGTATCCATTACCGCCGGTGCAATATCAATAGGGCAGGCTGTAGCAACGACCAGTTCTGTTACATTTGCAGATGTTACGGCGACAACTTTTACTGGGGCACTTAGTGGGAACGCCGACACGGCTGGGTCTGCGACAACGGCTGGGTCTGCGACAACGGCTGGGTATGCGACATCGGCTGGTACATGTAATGGAAACTCCGCCACGGCGACAAGGGCTGCTAAGTTAGTTGGGACATGGGCCTACGACACCACAACTGGGGAGGAGTTACAATACGTTTACAATCCTCAAGGAGGCTATTGGGAAGTGTTAAGACCCAAAAATACATATGGTGGTACGGCGCTCGGACAAAGTAATCAATATTTTGGTAGAGGATATATCAGGCGTGTTTATAGGGACTTTGAATATGGATTATCCGACGACAGATTGAAAACAGAAGAAGAGGTAATTGTGAATGCAACAGAAACCCTCCTTAAATTGAAACCACAAACATACCAAAAAAGTTCGTATTTGACTCATTACATAACTGACGACGAGTATTCTAATGTTAATTCGAATAACATGGTATACTGTAGTGTATCAAAAAGTTATGTTAATTACGATGATATAATATCAAATACAATAGATAACGAATCACCGTGGTATGCAAGAACTATACCTAATGATTTCCAAAAGGAAGGAGGGTTAATAGCACAGGATATATGGTATGATTGTCCAGAACTTCGGTATATAGTTAGTATATCAGATGACGCAAATCCAAGTGAAGAAAAGCCTGATACTCCCGATGACATTCAACAAGATCCGGATTATGATGCCAATGGGTGGGGTAGGGACGCTGCATCGGTTAATTATACAAATCTTATAGCATATCTTGTCAAGTCTAATCAAGAACTCCATGAACGGATTAAAGTTTTAGAAGATATGAATATCTAATTATTTCTTTTTTCCCATGCTCATCAATGAACATGGCAAAAACGAATACTTTTTTACTCTAAGGTATCCATCAACGCGAGTGTCAATACACCCACGATGAAGAACATCACAACGTAGTTACATTCAGTATCTTCCACTGTCGTTGGTTTCTTCTGAGGGACCATGACCTTTTTAGGTCTGGGCGGAGGAGCGATAGGCTCCTCCTCGATTGGACAATAGCCTATCATTTATAGTATAATTATAGATTAATTTCCGTCTTCTTCTTTCTTCTCTTCTTCGAGGATCCAGAAACGTTCACCTCCTTCACTTCACCACCAGTGGATTCGCCTGAGATCGATACGATATCGGAGACGTTATCGTCATCATCGATCATCATTGGGGGATCTTCCCTGACTGTAGCCATGGGTTTGGTGTTCATAGGTGGAGGTGGGGGCATCATAATACCACCCATCAAACTGGAAATATCCACACCAGGACCCTTCATCTCGTAGGGACCATCACCGGAATCCCGAGTAGATTGTGAAGTCGTGTTCTGAACGGCTGACATCATATTTTTTACGAGGTCAGGGTTCTGCTTCAAGACATCATTCATGTTGGGAATGGCAGCCTTGAACATACTATTCGTCAAGTGGAACATCATAGCAGAACCACCCAACATCATGATCAACTTCACCTCGGGGGCGACGTTCACCTTATTCCTATATTTCACATAGAGTTCCTCAAAAACCGTATCGTAATCGTCGACACCCTCCATCACGGATTCGGACCAACCTTCTAACTGAACCTCGAAGGGGTTGTATCTCTTATTCAAAAACTCTAGACCGGTGACACATGCGACAAGCATACGTCTCGAAAAACGAACAGATTGATCTACTTCGATACCATAGGTAATGCGTTTCACTTCTGTTCTAATTTCGTCGATACTTGAGTACATGTTCAGGCGTTTGTTGGTGTTCACACCCTTCTTTTCCAGGCGTGCAAGTTTATTGAGAAGATCCGCCTTCTCTTCGTCGACTGAGCTATAACCCTTGGAGGGTTCTTCTTCGTTGAATGTTCCACCACCTACACCTACATCAACATCTTCATCCTGGAAGTCATCATACTCACCATAATCAATTTCATCAACGGGAGGTCTAGGAGGGGCTGACTGTTTGTTGGGGTTCACAAATGCATCAATTTCTTCCTGGTGTTGAACAGGGGGTCGCGGTGCGTGCATGGGTCGTGGTCTGGGTTTTGGGCGAGAAGGTGGGGCAATATGAATCTCATCCATCAATGCCTGTTCATTCTCATCAAGTTTAAGGATCTCTGTATCACCTCGATCGAGGATAATCTCTTCGTCCATCTACTCTTTATAATGAAACTAAAGTAGTATCTTTAACGCACTTGATTAAAAAAATGTTACTTAGTAGTAAATGAAGTTCAACCGTAATACCATACTGGTTATCCTCAGCATCGTTGCCATTGGATTTTTGATCCGCCGTACCGCACTCAGTTGCTACCAGCCAAGACCCATCGAAGTGGAACCCATAAATGAGGATTCTCTCTTCGATCTCGAATATAAACTCGAATGTGCCCCAGGTCACACCAAGAATGGTAGCACATACACAAAGTCTATGACACCCGGTGGTCTGTGTAAGTCCGAGCAACTCGTTCGCGATCAGGCCAATTATGCCATCGTAGGTGGGATCGGCGGATCTTTAATCTGAGCGTATTGTAAATGACTACAATCACTGCCATGCGTCCGGATATTCCCGATTTCGACTACGAGTATCACACTATTACTGTCGATACAGTCGGTCAATCGAGTGCCAACACGTTCACGGCGTACCTCAATACACCCCTTCATAATGTCGTCCAGGCTCGGTTGTTAGGTGCTCGGATTAAAACAATCCATTCCACTGAACACTTCTATGTTTCGATCGAAGAACTCGATAGTAATTTTGCTGACAGAGCGACAAAGGATCCACCCCTCTCTATTTCTTCGCAACCAGGTCTTTCTATTTTGAGAAACTCCTTCGCGAGTATTGTGAGTAGCTCTTCGGCGACGAGTGGTGATCAAGTACTCGCCTTCAAAGACAATTACTTGGTTGCTCAACAATATTTG